CCATCATCAAAGCGTATGCTTTGCATAAAATCCCTCCTTTAATATGGGCAGCGGAAGGAGGTAACCGCCGCCCACCTAACTAATACTTGTTGACTTATTCTTCTCCGACTACCACTGGGGTGATAGCGGACGCTGCGACAACCACACTGGATACAACCTCAACAACCACTATGTACTGACCATCAGCAGTTGCAATATCGGTATTAAGCGTCAGATCTGTATATCCGGTACTTGCTTCTCCGTAATAAGGTGCGCTAACACTTGCGCCAACCTTATACATCAGTGTGCCGGTGCCTTCACCAACTACATCGGTTACCTTAGTCTTCCCGGTTGTGGAACCTGCAGCAACATCAATGGTAAGTAAACCAAGTTCGCCCTCATCAGGAGTAAAGGTCTTACTTGCTACAGTAAACGTGCCCTTAACGCGATTGCCAACGTGGTGAAGGTTGAATGGGATCTGATAACCAGTTGTATCTCCACCATAGGATACGACCTCGATGATTGCATCCTCTCTGTAGGCTACAAATACACCAGCGGAAACCTCTTCCCAAAGATGTACCTCTACAACCTTTGTCTTAAGGTCATCCAGCGTAAGACGATCATCAACAATCGTTTGCAATCTGGTATGCAATGGATCGCCGATTGTAGCATAATATGGTTCCACGGATGCCTGCGGTTCATATCCATCGATAGAAGTTACGCTTTCATTGAGGATGTTGGTCTTTGTCTCAACATTAGCGTTCATTTCGATGGTGTATTCCTCTAAATCAGCCCCTAATCTGACATAGACAGGAGTCGGAATACTGGGGGCTGCCGCATTGATAAAATGCGCCATATATTTTCTCTTAATCTTGCCTGTAATTACTTCGGGCATTATAATCCCTCACTTTCTAAATGATATTGAGCATAGATCTGTAACTGATAAGTTACCGGACCCGTCAGAGTGCCTTCCTGATATCCATATAACATACCGTTGGCACTGCTTAACTTGGTTAACCTACCTGTTACTGTCTGCCCGTTAATAGTTACATCTACTTCTTGACCTGTTGCGGACTTCTCCAAGAGATACGCAAGGTCTAATAAAAAAGTGCTATTTGCTAAGCTTTCATAGTCGTTAAAACTACTAAAAACCGCATACAGCACGAAATTATGTTGCCTGTCTTGATTACCAAGGATATCCTCTCTAATAAGTTGGTCGCCTGTCGGATAAAGTCCGAAGCTTGCCGGAGTATTCTCGGTATAATTAATATTGACACTGCCGGATAAGTCGGATATTAAATCGCATTCAGACAATGTTGTTTGCATTAATTCAATTATATTCATTTCGCACCTGCCACCTTTCTGGCTCCTTCGAGTATTTCATCCTTTTTATCAGCTTTCATCCGTTCAAACCAAAATGGACCAGCCATAGGGTGCTTGCTTTTGTTGTGAACCAAATCTCTATTTGTTAGTATCTTCTTTTCACCCTTTAAAGCCCATGGACTTCCAGTTGTAGGAGAAATCATAACCTTGCCATAATATTGGAATCTTGCGTATGGTGTGGCTTGCACTATTTCCCCACTGCCTACCCTAGGGACTGCCTTAGCTGACTTGTAGAGTATTCCTAGTAAATTAGGTGTATAAGGCGTCATGAGTCTAATAACTTCACTGTCAATAAATCTTTGCACCTTCCCGTATTCCTCTAGCCCTCTTTCTTTCAGCATCAGGTCAGTTGATTTAATCTCAAGCTTGCCATGTATCATATTATCACATGTATCATATTATCACCTACTTACAAGACAATTCGTAATGTTGTAATCTTCGACTACCATAAAGTTTTGGGTCATACGCGGTTACAGTATGCACTTCATATAGATTGTTAAGTGCCTTAAGGCTGGCTGACTGCGTTTGCTGGCTTGTGTTGTCAATCTCCATATCTATAATACCGCTAATAACTAGGTCCTTACTGGTTGTTATCTCAAGATTATCTACGCTAGTAATCGGGATATGAATTGATACACTATCAGCACTGGTTAGTCCACTCTTAATTACATTTGACTGCTTAACTGCGAACCAGTATACGCCCTTAATCACCTGCCTAGTGTATTTACCATCAGCAAAATGATAAAGAGTAATATCTGCATTTGGTTTCATCAGTAGCACCCCCGATACAGTAAACCAGTCATGGCAAGCCAATTATAAATTATACCTTTTATGGTAGACTGCTTTATGTCTTCTGCTGTTTGACCGGATACATATGTTGCGGACCACTCGCCTTTTTTCTCTGATTGCACATCTTCATCATGATCTTTGTTGTCCTGCTTGTAAAGATATTCAGCAAGTTCACAGCAACACATTTGCACTTCATCAATAAAAGGTAACGTTTCGTCTATATTATCCCCGGTATATTGTTTTATTCTTTGCGTGGCTTTTTGTGCGTAAAAAGGGAAATCGGCGGAACAAATGACCGCCGTTCTACCCTGCAGATATTTACATGTGTAATAATTGTGCGTGGTATAGCTAATCATCAATACCGCCTCCAATCAATTAAGCTCCTAATGTTGCACCGGATACCTCGATTGCATATTTTACAGTATTAGCATTGTAGGTCAATGACATTGTAGTAGTAGCAGTTGTGGTAGCGCCTGAATCGTACACACCGATAACATGTACTAGGTAGAATCTGTTATCTACTTCGATAACGTCTCCTGCTTCAAGTTCAACGGCTGTATCTCCGCGCTTAAACACAAGCTTAGAGATGTCTTTTGTCGGGACCTCAATCATGATAACCGTTGCATTTGTTTGATTAGCTTCAGCGCCGTAAATAGCTGCCTTAGTTGCTGCAGACATCTTAGGGATTTCTCCAGTTAAGGTCAGAGTATAATCGGTTGTGCCTGCCGATTTTGTAACAGCAAGGGCGGTTGTGGCACTCTTGACGGTTAGCGGAATATCCTCATCGCCGTGATAATTATAAACATCAGCTAAATCATACAGTCTAATGCTATCTTCATCCGGAAATAGGAAGTTCATCTTTGCAAACTGTTGCATGATGATATCATTGTTGTTATCCATGTCGCCCTGGGCAATGCAAGGCCTTAATCTTACATCTTTCATTTTTGCTCCTTTCTAAAAAGGCGCCTATCACACGACAAGCGCCTATTATCATCTAAAATTAAGAGGTTTTTGTACTCTTATGTAGGTAGATACCGGATACCTTATTCTCGTAAGCATCTGCAATACCTACATTTCTATAACCGTATTTCCAAGCATCTGCATCTTGGTTCTGTTCAGGAGAAATAATCTTAGGAGCAACACGTTTTTGGAATTGGATTACCGCTGATTTTTCGATAATCATAAAGTTGATATCGTTTGCGCCATCTGCACGAGTATAACCACCAACTTTATAATCACCTTTACCGCTAAGTTGAGAAATAGCAGTATAGAAACGTGTCTGTGGAATCTGAATTACTCCTGCGAATCTCTCAAGCACCTTGCTGGACTTGTTGGTGTCCTGATCCTCGATTAAACCGTAGAGGGTGGGAGTAATGAACAGATATCTGCTATTGGTATCAACTTCATCCTCATCCATTGTATTTGTACCTGCTCTAAGTGCAGCAATAACTTTAGCTGCAGTATCAAGTACAGTGGCATCCACGGTGGAGATACCAGGGATGCTAGCGTACATAGCCATACGGAAAGCATCCAGCTCGGGTACAACCTTGGTACGGATGAACTCGGAAGCGAGCTTGCCAAATGCAATACCCATAGTCTCCTGATCGTCCAGAACATCAATCTGGAACATACGGCCTCTATCAAAGTTACATTTTACAGTTTCAAAGTTTACTGTTACATCGCCAGATACGTATCCACTATTACGTTCGTAATCAGCTAATCCATCCATGCTAATCTTTGGAATAACAATTTCATTTGCATTCTGCCCCTGCCTTGCCAGTTCATTGGCACCATCCAAGATGGATGTCAGGGACGACTGCTTATAAATCTCATCAAGTAACGGAGAGTAGCTTTTGAAAAGCTCTATCATATTTGCCATAAATTAATCATTCCTTTCTTATTTGTTCTCCGGAGGAAGCCCCATAACCGCTCTCATGGTTGCCATGTTGAAATCACCTGTCGGAGGGTTATTTCCTGTGGGCCTAACCGGATTGTTAATTGGTTCAGTCGAGCCGAATAAATAATCGTTCTCGGTTTTAACAGTTTCGAGGGCTTTCTTGATATCCTCTATCTGGTTCTTGCTGCCTTTCAGCGCATCGATATCAAGCAAGGCTTTAACTGCTTTTACGTTTTTAGCACCAAAGGTATTAATTTGGCTTTCCAGTAAGGCATTAAAGTCTCTTTCAGCTAATTCTTTTTGATATTGTTCATCTTTCGTTTTAAGGTCATTCTGTAGTTTTTCGATTTCGCCTTTGAGATTATCTACATCGATGCCCTCAAACTCTTTTAAAGCACTCTGGGCGGTTTCTAGTTGTTCTTTGTAGTTATCCCTTTCAAGTTCAACCTTCCCCAGTTTGTCTTGCTCTCTTTTAATGTCTAATCCGTTTAGCCTTTGTACCTCTGCAATTTGTTCCTCGCTTAGTCCTAATGCTACTAAATCTTCTTTTTTCATCTATAATTCCTTCCTTTCACTTTTTAAGTTGTTTTAGGTCTGTAACTATCGACCAAGTGCCGACTATTTTAGGTTTAGTCTCAACCAAGTAGTTTAACGTCATTTCGGACAATCAAAAAAGAGCCTTGCATTATCAAAGCTCTTTGTATGACCATTTGTAACCATATGCTGTTTTTCTTATTCCTCTGCAACATTGACTAATATGACTCGCTAGTGGCTTTTTAAGCTTCTCATACGCTTCTGTAATTGTATCGAACTCATTTAATACGTTCCCGCTATCGTCAAGTTGCAAAATCCTAAAATTGTTGTTTGTTGGCTTTTTCCCTTTATTTGCTTTTGATATTTTTTCTTTAGTTTCATCCGACATCTTTTTTCCAAGTCTATACATTCTTATTTTGTCTTTTGCTTCTTGCGTATGCTTTTTACCAGTGAATGTCGCTATTCCTTTATGCGCTTCACTAATTTTTCTTTTTGTTTCTTCGCTTACAATATTGCACTTTCCACCGCTTTCGATGTTATATCCATATTTCCTGTTGTTGCATTTGTGTATACTGATTAACATTATTTCTTTTTCTATTGCTTCTTCT